AAAAACCGTCTAAAATATTTACACCGTGTATAGCAAAAATTTTATTAAAATTAAATCTATAAGTTTTAAATATTGTGGTAGTAGTTGGTGATGAATCTGGGCTATATTTTACAATAGCACACTTTGCATTAGAAGGAGCTTTTATATTAGAATCAGCGTTTGAAAAATTAGTTACGAAATAGTATACATTTTTATTTTCAAAATCAACAACATGACCTATAACTTCAGTAGATGATAAATCAGATTCTATACCACTAACTTTATTATTAGAAAGTATATTTTCTACAACACCTACATCACCACCTTCAGATCTACTAACTTTAATATTTTTTGCATCAAAATACTCTCCTTCAGGTAATATCCTAGGGTCTAAATCTTTGTTCATTTTACCTTTTATAAAGGTATTTTTAACTTCAGGCATTTAATTAATGTTTTATCTGTTTTGATTTACCTCTCATTACCTGAGTTAATTCAGGTATGTTTATTTCATATAATCTTATTTTAGCTTGCCTCATAGATGCTCTTCTATCTTTTTTGTATCTATTAACTATATATTCTGGAATGTTTGCCATAGTAGAAAGCATAGAATATGCAACATGTTTGTATATAGCTTCTTCAGCAAATTTATGTACTTTCATTTCATTGTCAGTACCCATGCTATCAGATATGTATTTCAATGTTATTAAAGCGCCACTTAATTCACTGCTAAAGTTTATAGTACCGTTATATTGATCTATGATATATATACCGTTTCTATTCATATGTTGTGGATCTCCACCATATCTTTTACCAGCTTCCATTAATCTTTCTGATGGAAAATCACTATTATAAAAATAGTCATCATTTCCGTGAGCATGTGTTAGTTGTGAATTATTAAAACCTTTAAATCTTTCATTAGTAAGAGCTGTTGTTTTAATTATATTGCCATTACTGTCATAAGTATAATTGAACTCATCATCTTGAGCAATAGCTTCTGTTGGTTTTGAGGTAGTTGAACCTTTTGAAATCATATGTTCTATACCAGAACCATCTATCCAAGAAATACTTGTAGCACTAATAAAGTCTTTTGGCATAGGTATAGATAATGTATGACCAACTTCAACTTCTTGTATTTTTTCAACTTTTGTAATGTCATAAGCAAATTCCTGTATACCTCTTTTTGTGTGAAACAATACATCTCTTCTGTTTGCTCTATTAATTATTTTTCCTTCACCTACGTATGAGAACATAAAATTGTTTACTATATCAGATAAAGATGTGTATCTATATTCTCCATATAGTTTTTCTTTTAATTGTACAGTTACAACATCATTGTTAGATAATGTTATATTACTTATTGTTACTCTTTTATTTGAATTAGTAAAAGATATATTCGTTGTAGATACAACATTACCGTTTATATAAACATAAAAATCTCCTACAGCAGTTGGAGAAGGATCTATAGTTGTTATAGTGAAATATTGTGGATCTCCAGTTTCCCATCTAAAGCTTTGGGAACCAGCGTAGTAAGCTTGATCTGTTTGATTATCTAAAAAACCCATTTGTTATATATTTTCTTTATTAAACTTATTCTGCTCTTGTTGTGATGATGATTGTAATACTAAAGGATCTTTTATTACTACACCAACATAAGATAGTATTTTTGTAATTAAACTAGGTTCTTCTGATGGATGTAACTCGAAGTTAGTACTATTTGCTGAAGAAAAAGTTATAGAATTATTTGGTCCAGGTGTATTAGAAGCGTTCCAAGAAGGAGTATTAGGTATTTTAATATAATGTATATTAACATTACCAGTCAAAGTACTAGGAAGTAGCTTAACTGCATCATCTAAATTTGAACCGTCTGTTATTTGTTGTCTGTAGTATATAGGATAAGAACTACTAGGTGAGATAAGTTTAGAAGATAAAACATAAGGAAGTTCTGATATTTTTATTTCTTCAAACTGTGTTAAATTGTCACTTTTATATATAGATATTAATCTATAAAGATCAGTAACATTATCTGTTAAATTTATTAAATCATTTGTTGTATCTATAGCAACAGCTTTTAATTTTAAAAAATGATCTATTTTTTCTTTTATATTATTTGCTAAATCGCCATAATCGTCATTAGAACCAATAACATTTGATTTTGATAAAACTCTATTATAATCATAAAAAGTTTTTTCTAATATTTCTAGTTGAGCCTGCTGAGCTAATTTATTAAATTGGCCAGGTGTTAACTGTCCTCTCTGTTCTCTATTTAAAATTGTAAGTACAGTTTTGTATATTTTATCTACACTTATAGCCATATTTTGTTTTTTTTTATAATAGTTAGGCCACATAAAGCGGCCTAACCGTTATACGTGACTATTTTAATCTTTTTTCCAATGTTTGGAAAACTTCAACTCCTTCATCTGTTTTGAACCAAGCTGCAAGTGCAGAGTATGGATTTTCATCAAAAGGTACAGTCATTAATTTTCTACCATTACTAACCCACTGAAAAGTTCTTTGGTCATTTGATAGTTTTATTATGTTTGCTTCAACGCCTTTCAAGCCTATGTTTCTTAAGTTTACATTTTCATCAGCGGCTAGTTCTAAAAATAATTCTGGATCATTACTAGCAAAAACTAATAAATCTCTTTTTATTTCTTTAGATGTCATGTTAGCAACAGAAGATCCTACGTTTACTCTTACTATTGCTTCTGCTTCATCTATATTTAAATTTTTAGCTGCATTTAAAGCTTCTATTCTTTGTTCAAGCTCTACTAAATCATCTTTAGCTTCTTCTTGTGGATCATATTCAAAGTATAATTTATTTAATCCAGGGTGATATAAAGATAATAATTTTTGTAGTGTTTGTTTTTGTTTTGGTACCATCAACATACCATCTTCGAATATAATGTGAGCTAGTCTAGCATCACCCTTGAAATCATCTACAAATGGAGTTTTTTGGTTAACAGTATATTTTAATTCTCTTTCAAAACCTTGTTCTTCATCAAACCAAAATATATTTTTACTTTTCATTGTAAAGGTTAATGGAGAAAGTTCATTTTTAAGTATGTATGTTCTATCCTTGATAGACCATTTATTTTTTGTTTTTGTCATGATATAATATAATAAAAATTAATAAAAGTAATAATTACCCCCGTTAATAAAACGAGGGTAAAAATTACGTTAAGTATTATGCAAAGTTACCAAACAGTACGAAGTTATTCGCAGCTTGTGTAACTAAACATCTTTCTGATAGGTAATGTACCTCCATCGCATCAAGATCGCTAGTAGATGCTCCACCAACAGATCCTGTGATCCAAGATTTTAATTTTCTATCATCAGATTGTGAAGCTCTGTATCTTACGTGTAAGAAAGGTCTTTTGATGTTTTTACCAAGAATTTGGTCATAAACAGATGAAGTACCCGCTGGTACTAATATACCTGTAACATCAGAAGCAATTTCTCCTCTAGTAGATGCATCGTTTAAGTATTTCCAATCAGTTTTGTAGAAGTCATAAGAACCTCTTCTAAAACCAGAAAAACCTAAGTTGATTGCCATATCTTCAGAATTATTAAATAATCCCCAAGAAGTACCACCAGAACCATAAGAGTTTTGAGCAGCTAACATATCATCAATATTTAAAGATAAATCTCTATTTAAAAATAATACATTTTCCTCAATAGCTCCTTGCTTATCTAATTTCTTAAGCATGTTATCAAAATCAGCTAAATCATCAGAAGCAGAAGATCCGTCAATACCATCTTCATGGATGTGACCTCTATCTTTTACCGCAGCAAATAAACCTTCAGTTCCTGCGATGTCTGCTAAATTTGTATTAACATTTTTTTCTGATTCAATCATCGCCATTTCTAAGTAATCCTCGAATCTCTTTCTAGTATCACCTTCAGCTTTGATATACCATAAGTAACCTGACTGACCAGCTTCACCTGTAACTTCAACCCATCCAATTTGAGAAGCATCAGATCCAGAGATCTCATATTTATCTTTTAAGATAATTGGGTTGTTAGTGTAAGACTGGAAACTTGGCTTAACCGCTTCGTTCATACCATTGGCAGCTTTTTTGAATTCAGAACCATATACAAAAAGTTTAATTCCAGATCCAGCTGTTAAACCTCCACCAACACAACCAGTAGAGTTTGTGTAACATTTAACTGTTATTGCTGATGAAGCAACCGCTGATACATAAGCTTTTACGACAGCTGTACCATCACTTACCACTACAGTTTGTCCTACTCTAATAGCGTGATCAGTAAGTCCTGTTATAGAATTTGAACCACTCGAATCAGCTACTAGTGTACCACCTGAGTAAGATAGGTGTAATCTTCCTTGTTCTGACCAAATGATTTGATCTGAACTCATAGGCATCTCTGCGCCTACCATTTTTAAAAACCCACCAACAGATCTATCACCGAACTTTTCGATCTCTGCTTCATATAAGTCTGGAAGATATTGTTGTGCCCAGCCTTTTGTTGCAGAAGATGTGAAGTCAATGTAATTTGTTGATAAGGCTTGTTTAATTGGAGCTGGAGTTGTAGTTCCGCTCCCTAATGTAATTGCCATAATTTGTTTTTTTTAAAGTTATTTTTTAATTTTAATTCTTAATTTTGAACTATCATCGCCGCTTATAGCTCTCACTTTCATTCCACCAGCATCTATATTTTGACCAATCCTTCTAGGATCCATATTAATATTTTTTGCTTCTGAAGACATTTGCTTTATAGCATCTGACTTTCCTTGTTCATAAAAATGATTTGCTATTGAATCAGCATTTCTAGCAGCATAAAGTGCTTTATGATAACCATTAGCATCTTTCAACATATTTTTGTCATCTAAGAACGTCTCAAATGCACTTAATATGTTACTTTGTGCTTCTTTAGTTGTCTGAACATCTTTAACATTATATCTAAATTTATTTTCACCGACTTTAAACTCAAAACCTTTGAATTTATCACTGAAAACACTATTAGTTTTATTTATAAAGTTTTCGTTAGACTCTTGCTGCTGAGCAGTTAGTTCGTTCTGCTCTTTTTTATAATTATCATAAAAATTTACAGCTTCTTTAATTTCCGTAGAAAAATTAGAACCAGATTTTATGTCATTATAGTATTTACTTTTCGCGTTAGCTAAATATGTTTTTGCGCTAGCGACTTCTTCTTTGTAGTTTAATTTTTTTCTTTTAATATCTCTTTCTTTATCTATTTCATCATCATAAGAAAATTTATCTTCTAACAAGAAATTTATTTCCTCATTATTTAAATGAGGTTTTGTTGATTTATAGTACTCTAGCAATAAGTCATCATCACCTAGTGATTCTACATCAACGTTTAATTTTACATAATCCTGTAATGTTCCTCCAGTTTCACTCATAAAATCCATGAGTTTCTTAACATCTTCAGGATATTCTAGTTTTACTTCTTCTTGTAAGACTTGACTTTCTTCGGGCTGCTTTTCTTGTATTTGCCCTTGCTCTTGCACTTGTACGCCATCTTTTTCTTCTTTAATTAATGTTATTACTTCTTCTTGTTCTTGAGGTTCAACTTTTTTTTCTTCCTCTTTAATCTGTTCAACTGGTTCCTCTTGTTTTTTAGCTTCTTCCACTTGTTCGGCAGGAGGTTGTTCAACGGTTTTTTCTTCTGATTGTTTAGTTAAATCAACTTTGTAAACACCATCTTCTTGTTGTCCACTAGTTTGATCGACTAATTCTTGTTCCTTTTCAGCAGTAGACAAATTGTCTTCAACTGGTTTCATTTTGATTTCTGACATAATAAAATATTATAAAATTTAAAAAATTATCTTGGATCAAATTGCTCTAATCCAAATCCACCCAAGTTATCAAATCCTGCAGATTCAAAATCTTTTGGTGGTTTTCCAGTTTGTCGCTGGTTTATAAGCTCACTTTGTTGTGTAGCTTGTATTTTTGTTCTCTTGTCTTTTCTATTTTCTTTGTATTCTTCTTTAGTATTTATCACCTGTGTTTCAGCTTGTTTAAGTTGCATGTTAAGTTGAAATTCGTGAAACATTAATTCTTTTTTAATTTCAGCTTCTCTTTCAAGCTTCTGTATTTCAAATTGATGTTCAATTTCTGACATCTTAGCTTTACCTTGCATTATTACCTGCTCTTTTTGAGCTTCACTCTGAGCAGCAGCTTGTGCAGCTTGTGCGTTTGATCTACTTTGAGCTTCGATATTTTCCATTTGAAGTTGTCTATCTTTTTCAAACTTTTTCTTTCTTCTTAGTTTAAGTAATTGATTAGCTAATTTTAAATTCTTAACCTCTCTAGCATCAATAGCATCTTCTATTTCTATTTGTTTTTGTTGTAATGCCATTTGAATATTATTTTCAAGAATTTGTTTTTGTTCTTCGTCTGGAGCTAATTCCAAAAATATACCAAAATCATGTAAGTGAAGAGTTTGTATTTCTCTTAAACTAGCTACATTAAATTTACCAACACCATTTACAAATGCTTGAGTTGTATTTCCATATTGCAATACATCAGATACTCTTAGTGATATTGCTTCTGCTGTCTTTAAAGTTAAATATAATCCAGCTTGTAATACGTGTCTAGTAGCAACATTTGAATTAGCAGCAGCTAACTTTTGTAAGCCTACTAAAGCATTTTTATCGGGCATACTACCATCTCTTGCTTCATTTAATCCAGTAACATCTCTAATCATTTGTAGATAATAATTATAAGATTGAATTAAACTAGCTATCTTTTGTCCACCAGAAGATGATTGTAATTCTTGAACTGGCATACGACTATGATTATATTCACCATCACCAGTCATAGATCTACCTATAACAGAACCAGTTTGAAAATACATATTTAATGCTTCTTGTGGGTTATAATTAGTTCCATTTCCTAAGTCTATTTCAGCTATACCATCAGCATCTAAATAAACACCATCTGGAACCATTCTAGATAATACTTGTTGTAATTTTAAATGAGTCAATTGAACCATGTCCGCGAAAGTTGTCATACGACCTACTAAAGATTCTATCTTACCTTTATAAATTCTAGGAGCAACAATGCTATAGGATAGTTGAGCTTTTGTTATATCAGAATATGGTCTTGTCATATTTTCGGCTAACTTCCATTTAAGTAATTTATTTGATCCAATTATTTTAGCACCTTCATAAATAACCTCTATTGATCTATTTACTTTTTGAAACCTATTTTCTGAATCTTTAGGTGGATTAAATTCATCTGTTTTCTTTATAGATTTTTGAGAACCAGTTGAAGTTTCTTTTATTTTATAAACTTGATTATTAAATGTTTTATATTCAAAGTATAAAATATAAACATAATTGTTATCCGGTGAATCAGATGAAGAATAAGATTTATTATATAACATAGAACTATTACTAGATCCTTCTATTTCTTCAATGTCTTCACTAGTTAACTCAGGATATTGTTTTTTCAAATCAATTAAACTGACTCTTTTAACTTCACCTACATAATATATGTCATCAAAGTATGGTGATTCAGTATATGAGTAAACTAAATCTGCAGGATCAACATAATCTATTTTTATACCTTCAGATGTATTAAAACTATTTTTCACAGCTCCAATACCTACAACAGCTAAATCATAATCTAATCTCTTTTTTAATAAATCATATTTGTTGTAATCAAAAACATTATTTATTGCTTCTTCTTCAGCTATTTCTATTGATTGTTTATAATCAAGTTGCATATGTAGCTCTAACTCCTCTTGTGTTTCTGGTAAAGTTTCTTTATCATTATTATACATGTTAATAGAAAAAGAATTTTCTAACTCATCAAATAATGATTTGTTTTTCATATCTCTTACAATAGAATCAACATAACTTGTTCTAGTATCTATAGAAGCTTGATCTTGAGAATAAGCTTTTATATCATACATTCTTTCTGATATACCATTAACTACAATGTCAACAAATTTTGGAATAATAGGTACTGGCTTCCAGTCTAAATTTAAATAAGACAAATCACCATTTATAGATAATTCATCTTTATATTTTTGTATACTTTGCTCCCCTCTAGCGTAAAGTCTTAATCTATGAAATTGGTCTCTGTTAGCGTAGTATCTAACGGATCCTGAGTCCCTTTTAAACCATTCAGCTTCTATAGCTTTTGCAATCTCTAATCCATAAGGAGATGAAGATTTTTCACCGTCACTAGCTGATTGACTAGGAAATTGTCCTTTTGTTATTTGTTTTGACATTAATTATATTATTTTTGAAGAAAATCCTCTGTTATCGTATTTTTTAAATTCAAAATCTAATGTTTTTACTATTTTATCTGCTCTTGGAGTATATAAATGTCTATTGCAAGCCATTATAGCTAATCCAGAACTTATAGTAGCATCAAATTTTGTTCTGTTGTTTATATCAAACTTTGACCAGTCATTTAACGTTCTATTAAAATACATAGAACCGTATGATCCGTCTGGTTTTATTCCTACATGTTGCTGTATATATGTTTCTATTGCAGCAGCATGAGCTTGTTTAATATCTTCACCTGTATTAGGTATACCACCAACTTCTTTTTCGGTTGTTGATAATCTGTTATATGTTTTATCAGGTCTATTCATAGAATAACCTCTATAACCTCTTCTTTTTAAATAATAAAGTAAACGAGGTTTGTTATTCTCTGCTAATAATGGCATTCCATAAAAAATTAAAGACATAAGCACATCTTCAAAAAATATTTCTGCTGTTTGTGGTCTAGCAACATATTCTAAAAAAAACGTATTTACTGGTGAATCTTCCATGCTAAACTTAGTTAAACCGTGTAAAGAACCTTTAGAACCTCTTCTGTCAACAGTACCTGATATATCATAAGAGTCACAACCAAAAGCACCAATATGTTCATTGCCTGGTTTTTTAAAACCATTTTTCATTACAACATTATTTTGTAGGTTTAATGGAGGAATCCATGAAATATAAAACCTACCTTTAATATCAGGATAAAAATTTACTTCAGTATCTTTAACTCCATTTTTCCATTGAAAATTACCTCTTGTAACTATGCCACTACTTTTTAAATCTTCATTATAATCTATTTGCTCATATAACTTAACTAGGTTAAATATACTATTTTTTGTTTCATCTCTAAAAGCATGCTCTTCAGTTCTAGGAAACTGTCTATAAAACTCATTTAAAGCGTCATGGTTACTTTTTAAACCTTCTGCTTCATTCTCCCAGTGTTCAACGACACCGATGTCGATAGCTTCACCATGAGGTCCAATAGCGGCTTCTTTTGGGGTGTCGAATACAGGTAGTCCATAAGTATCAATGAATCCTTCGTAATTCCATTCCATAGGTATGAACAAACTATATAATCCAGAACGAGTCTGTCCATTTTTATTTCTTTTTGTGACATCTGAATCATAATATAATTGTTTAAAATTATTTCCACCTTTGTCAAGAGAATTACTCGTTGACCCCATCATACATTTACCTATTATTCTCGAACCGAGCCTGAGGGTGGTTTTTGTGACACGCCAGTTATTGAGGATGTTTTCCGGACGCTCCCATTTTCCAGCTTCATCATGGACGAGAAGTGCGAGCTTCTCTCCATCATAGGAATTATCTCCGGTATTTTTCCAATCAATGGTGGTGTCCAATCCTTCCAACTCTTGGGGTTTATCCTTCGACTCGAGTCTTTTACGTGTAAATTTCGAAGCGGGTACTCTGTACGCAAGTTCTGTCTTGGGGCGATCCATACCGTCCTGTATGGGTCTGAAAAAGAATGGATAATTGATCGATATTGGTACCACTTTATCTGTGAACATTTTTTTCGCATCGGCTCCAGATTTGGACAGTATTCCGTACCGTGCATCGGAAGATATGGTAGCGAGGTTAACTGTCTCCCCGGATGCCATAAACGAAAAACCGCTACGTCTATTCTTGAGATAGCACATTCCGTAACACCTTGTATCTGCTTTACACGCTTCCCAATAAATAAAGAATAATCGATTGGCTTCTCGAAAGTCTGGCTTCCCAACATCAATCTTGGTCCACTGCAAGTACATGTAGTGAGTGCCAGTAACATAAGTAGAGTTACCTTTGTTATTGAACCAATAACCTTCTTCACGTCTTGTAAATTCTCTATCAATGTATTCATGCCATTTTTGTTTAAATTCATCTGGTAATTCTTTCCAATCAAATATGCTTTTTATTCTTTTAAGCTCTTTAGGATATTCGTGTGGTTTCCATTTATTGTTTTCATTAGAAACTTTTTGTGTTTTAGGTAAAGCTATTTTTAAATTCTGTATGCTATACACATCTCCAATTTGCCCTGTTTTACTTACAACAACAATATCATATTCTTTATTATAACCATACTTCCATTTTTTAGATTTGTTTAATCTATTAATAGTAGTTTTTTTAATAGGTTCTATTATTTTATATAAACTTTGTTCGTACATTATCTAGATCTTCTTTCAGCAAAACCTTTAAAACTCTGTTCCTTTACTTCTATAGGTTTATTTTGTAACAAACTTTCTTCTTCTTGTATTCTATTTAAAATCTCAAAAGCATCAAATATAGCTAGTTTTTTTGTAGCTGCAGCATTTTTCAATCTATCAGCAGATATATCATCATCAGAATCAACAATAGGTTCTTTAGCAACTTTTATTAATTCTTCTACAGCTTTATGTCCAGCTTGGATTATATTCTTTTTCGTGTCCTTGACGTTCATATTTTATACAAATTGATTTAATTGGAACTCTATATAGCCTTTCATTGTCTATAATAAATTCATATTCACTATTTGGAGTAAAACCAATTAGTGTATTTTTTTTAATTAATTTATTGTTTTCTATGTATTTTACAACACCAGTTAATTCAATTTCTTTTTCTTGAGAAAAAATATCATTGTTTTCAATAGGTTTAACAAAACAAAATTCATCAATAGATTTCCATCTTTTATCTTGCTTGTACATAAAAATTTGATCTAAATAAATAAAATACTTATTTTCTTTAAAGTAAGATGAGCTATCTACCTCTTCACCTCTCATATTACTATATCTTCTAAAAATATTGTGATGAACTATAACTTCATCTCCTATTTTTATATTTGTTTTAACATTTTTAGGTGTAGATATTACAACAGCATTTCTATTAACATATCTATGATCTTGTATTTCAGTGTTTAATATTAAATTATTTTCACCTATTTTTTTTGTATTATTATATCTTGATTTAATAGGTTCAACAATAAAAGCATATAAACTCTGCATTAATATTGTAAATTGTATTCTACGCTAACAGCCATATTTTTATTAAAATCTTTCCAAGGTAGTATTTCACCTTGTTTTTTTATAAATATACTAAATTTTTCTTCTTTTTCTACAATATCACATATAATATGGCCACCATATACTTCTTGACCAACCGCATAATGCATTGCAGAGTCTTTATAGTCTCTACCTACACTTATTTTTCTAATTAAATTCATATTTTATTTTTTAAATATACTCGCTGCTTTTTCTCCACTTCGTCCTCCAAAATAGGCTAATACAACTGACATCATAACTTTTTCAAAAGTATCGTTCCATGTTTCACCTATATGGAATGGTATTGATTCTACACTATCTAATATTCCGGCTAATGAAAATATAACAATACACCACACTAAAACTAGCGGGCGTACATTTTTCGAAAGCCATGAATCTGACATAGAATCTGCTTGCCATCTTGAAGTGATGCTTTCCATTTCTTTATTTTGTTGTTCAAATATAAGCTGTTGTAATTTTATTTTATCGTCATTACTTACGTCAGATTTACCTATTGCTGCTATAGCTTCTGCCGGTGTTGAAGCTCCACTAATTAAATTACCTAAAGTAGGGTTTACTAACGATGCAGCACCGAATAAAAGTTTACCTACAGTAGTTTGTGCAAATTTCTTTTTTTTATCACTCATTTTATTTTATTTATATGGAAACATTTTATTTAAACGTTTTTTTCTACCTTCACAACCACATGGAATATTCAAACCTTTAGAAACTTTATCTACAATAGTTTTAATGCCACTGGCTTTTGTTATTTTTTCTACAGTATCTCCTAAACCTTTTGATTTCATATTTTAATCTAATATTGATTGTAAAAAATTAATTCTATTTCTTTTAGCTAATCCTGGATCTTCTTTTTTATTTTCTTCTTGAAAATCTATTCCTCTAAAAAGCATTCCTCCTTTAAATTTACCTTCTTTTTTTGATTCTAACAAATTTTGCTCAAACCATGCACCAAACTCCATGTTTTGGTTTTTATAAGGATTAGGACCCCTTGTTGAAAATTTAGTTTTATAAGCTAAACCTAAAATAGCATCTAAACCAGAAAGGTGAGTTGGGTTTGTAGGTGATTCTTGACCAAAAGCAAAACCACGTGTTCCTGGGGCTATTGTTGGCACTTTACCTACAGGATACTCTGTTGCGTGTAAACCTTCATGTAACAATATGTTTTCAACATTGTCAATACTTTCTGAAGGGAGGAAAAATGCTGAACCCGTACCTCGATTTTGAGCCATTCTATGACTTAAATGAATTGTTTTTGAACCAACATCATATGAACCTATAGTGCCAAGGCCTGTGAATTTTCCTTTTTCATCATGAAAAACAGGTCTTGATAAACCAAAGTTTAATTGTTCCTCTAAATTATATCTATTAAAATCTCTAGCATGATATGAATACTTATCTGTGTTATATTTTCCTCTAGATTTATCTAATTCATTTACTTTTATAAAATCTTTATCATTTGTGTCTAAAACGGTTCTATAAATATTTTCAGGATAATATTTATCATAATATTTATCATACGCGTAGTATCCTTGTCTAGGATTATGTTGAATTTGATACGTATTTTCATTTTCTTCACTTCGATAAGAATAATATTTTTGATTAATATTAGAAACTGAATCTTTAGGTTTTATTTTATTTCTAATGTTAATGAAATTATCTATTTTATCAAGTATACGATTATTGTATGATTCTTCTGATAATACACTATATGTATCAAAATTTACATTTTCATTTATTAATTTGATAAGCTTTTTATTTCTTTCTTCTGAAAATCTTTTAATTAATGCATTGTTTTTTATTTCACCTAAATTAAAGTTTAGTATTGTACGATTTTTGTGATAATTAGGATCATATCTTTCTATGCTCTCACTTTTTTCTATACCTTCTTTATTAAAAAAATCTCTATATCTCAATGCTAATTTTAATCTATTAGATTCTTTTATTTTTAAATTTGATTTTGAATTTTTTTCAAAAAATTGTTTATAATTTTGATATTCTTCTTGCGTGGGCGCTTTGTCAAAATCTATATTATCAGAAAAATATGTTCTTTTATCCTCGTATTTAGGTAGTTTGTTTTTATCAATTTTTTTAGTTACCAATGAATTAACAGATCTTTTTAATCTTGGTTTGGCTTTAAATTTTTTTAATAATTTAAGTATATTAGGATCTAGTTCTTCCATTTATTTTTTTGATAATTTATACTTACCTTTTTCTTCTTTTATATATCTTCTATCATATATTTCAAATTCATCTACTATACTTTCTAATGGTCCTTTAAAATCATACTTATCATATATAGATATATATTTTTCTTTTTTATCTTTATCATATCCAACACTAACTTGAAAATTTTGTAGTGGATCTATTCCTTCAAATTTATCAGAATCCATAAAACCTTCACGTATATAAGGAGTAAGTCCCTCTATACTCACGGTATCACCTACTTTTTTGTTTTCTATTTTTTTTAATAATTTTTCATAATCAATAACATCATCACTTAAAGCATAATATTTAGCATTAGGGTTTTTTGATTTAGTAGGTTTAAATTTATTTTGCTTAATAATATATTTATTTTTAGTTTCTAAACCTAAAGACATAGCCCAAGCTTCATCACCTATTGTATAATCACCATCTTTATCTAAAGAAGGAGGAGTTGTGTTATTTATTCCTAATTTTTTACCCATTAAACTAATCATTGTAGTTGTCATAGTAGTAATGTTTGGATAACTCAAGGGTCTTACATTATCAAATATAAACTGTTTATTCTCTTTTGATATATCAGAAAAATCTGTGTATTGAGACATTTTATTCATTATAAAATCGCTAACATTGTCCACTGCTTTAGCACCACGCTTTAATGCTGGAAAAACAATATCATCATCTAAAACATTACCACCTCTTCCTGAATTAGAAAATTGTAAATTTTGAGTTTCGTTTATTTGATTTTTAATTAAACTATTACCAAAACCTATATTATTATTTATAGATTTGTTTTTTTTAAAATTTTTTATAAAATCAAATATTTCAGGATCAAAGTTTTCCACTATTTTTTCTTATTAGGAACACAATTAGGAACATTTCTACCGCCTTTTTTCTTCATTCCTACCATTTGGTAACCTTTCCAACATGGATTTTTTTTTGATTTCTTTTTTGCCATAATTATAATTTTAACATTTCCAACGTCTTCTAGCTGCTTTACCTCTTTCACCTGTCCAACCTTTTGATCTAGCACAAAAAGATTTTCTACGTTTAGCTGCTTTGCTGCCTTTTTTTACTTTACCTGTTACAGCTGTTTTTAATTTACTACCAGGATTATTTTTTCTATACTTTTTCACACCGGCTTTAGTCATACCAGCACCTTCTTTAACAGTACGAAAGTTTCTACTTTTACCTTTAGTAGTTTTTCTTACTTTTTTAGCAGGCATTATTTCTTAGATTTTTTCTTAGATTTTTTCTTTGAGATTTTTTTAACTAATTTTGATTTTTTTCCGTAAGGCATAATTTTAATTTTAAGGGTTAACGTTCTTTATCTTTTATCATATCATCTAAAGCTTTATTAAAAACTTTATCAGTATATGATTTATTTTTATAAAAAATATTTTTTCTAGTTACAGGAACATCTTCGTCACCCAATAATATCCTGTAAACTCTACTAATTAATTGTTTTGTTTTAAAAGAAACACAATATATACTATACTTTATAGTTGTTCTATTTCTATTTCTCCATACATCTATCCAACCTTCATCACGTAATCTTTCCCAACGATGTTTATCCCAACTGTAAGTGTAAACACCATCTTTAAAATCTTTTATAGAAAATCTATTTAAACAATCTAAATATATAAGAAGTTCTAAGTCTGCTTCTTTTATTTTATATGTTTTACAAGCCCACTTTCTAACTATTCTATAATATTTTAATATTTGTAATTCTTTTAAATCACTTGAAGAGAGTTTCATATAACAATAACAACGTCTTGTTGTCTAATAACATAATATGTTTTATTATTATATTCAACCATATGGCCAGCATGTTTATCATAATAAATTTTATCATTTGTTTTTAAACCATCTGTTTGGTTGCCAACACTTATTATGTGACCTTTTAAATAACGTATATCTTTTTTATCATTATTAGTTAATATTAGTCCATTAACTTTTTTTGATTCTTCTTTTATTTTTTCTATTATTATGTAATTATTTATCGCCTGCATCAATTCTCATATTAGAAATTACACAATCTGCAGATATTATAGTGCTAACAACACTGACTGCGTTTTTTAAAGCTGTTTTTGTAACTAATACAGGATCTATTATTCCAGCCTTTAACATATTAGTTTCTTTACCATTTACAACATTTATTCCAAATCCTTTTTTATTACTCTCTACGTATGGTAAACCAGCATTTTCTATTATAACAGAATAAGGATATTTTATTGAGCTTAACAATATTTCTTCTCCTATATTTTCAGCTTTAATTTTTTGTGATGCATTTAAAAGTGCAACTCCACCTCCTGGAACAATACCTTCTTGTAGCGCTGCTTTAGTTGCATATATTGCATCTTCTACTCTGTCTTTTTTTTCTTTTAACTCTACTTTTGAATCAGCACCAACTTTTATAATAGCAACAGAACCTGTCAACATCGCTATTCTTTGTTCTAATTTATTTTTTATAAAAGCATTAGTTTCTATTTCTATTTTGCTATACACACTTTTTATTCTTTCTTTAGCTTCTTCATTAACTTCTTCTATAGTAAGAACAGTGTTTTTATCATCTGTAATGGACTTTAAGCATTCACCTAATACATCAGGTTGGATTAAATCTAAATCATCTCCTAATTGCTCATCTATTATTTTAGCTCCGGTTAAACAAGCTAAATCTTCTATTGTATCTCTTTTTGTAGAAGCAAAACCAGGAAGATCAACAACATTGACTTTAATATTACCTTTAACTTTGTTAGTTAACAACGCAGACATAGGCTGCTGATCTACAGAGGCTACAATTAGTAAGCTTCTTTTTGTTTTAATTATATGCTCTAAAACTGCTTGTATTTTTCTAATGTTAGTTATTGGAGAAGCTACTATTAACACATAAGGATTTTCTAAAACAGATTTATCTTTATTTTCATTAGTAGTCAAATGATTAGATTTTAAACCAGAGTCAAACTGTATACCTTCTACATTTTCGTAGTAAGTTTTTTCAGTCTCCGACTCTTCCATTAATACAACTCCGTTTTTTCCAACTTTATTATAAGCATCCGCAATTATAGAACCTAAAATATTATCATTGTTAGCTGATATAGTACTCACATCCTTGAGCTTATCATGTTTAACATCAATAGAGATTTTATCTAGATAATTGTTTATTTTAAATAAACCAGTTTGTAAACCTAATTTTATATCTCTTATATTATATTTTTCTTTTTTAGAATTCTTCAAAAGTGAGTAAGCAAGGACGGTTGCCGTAGTGGTACCGTCTCCTGCTTCTTTCACTGTATTTTTAGCAGCTTCTTTTAAAAGTGTTGCTCCTATGTTTTCTAAAGGATCAAATAATATTACTGATTCAGCTACAGTTACACCATCTTTAGTTATAACTGGTTTACCTAATGAATCTTCATATATTACGCATTTTCCTGAAGCTCCTAGTGTAGACTTAACAGCTTGTGTTAATTTTTCTACACCTATCATTATCTTATTGTTAGCATCTGCCCCGAAAGACAAATCTTTAACTATCTCACTTGGGTTATTATATTCCATTTAATTTTATTTTATTGGTAAGTGGTTTTATTTAAAGCTCTTTACTACTTTAGGTCCTTTTAAAAACTCTATTTTTTTTAGATAATGTTCAATACTTTCATCAATAGCAGTTTCGCAGCTATCAACTGTTTCACGTCTTGTAACATCTATCCATTTGTTTTCATCATTCAGATCTTTGTGTTCTGCTTGAAAAAACCCATTAGGTAGTTCAACTATACGCCAGTTTTTTTTCTCAACAACATGTTCCCAAAGCTTTCTGGTTGCTTCGGTTATTCCTTGGGTACTATTGTTCCCCCAGGAATAGGTTTTATAAAAATAGGTCATGGTTAATGGTTAATATAGGTTTTGTCTATATTATGCTTTTTTTAATACTTCTGGTCCTACAATTTCTTCTCCACCTTCTTCTTCGATAGGCTCGTAGTTTCCAGTTTGAATATCAATTTTTATTTTACCGTACTTTTCTTCTAGCTTAGCTTGCAACTTATTCAAGTCTTGTTGAACTTCTGCTGCAGCGTGATTAAGCTGGTGTTTTTGTAATTCTAGGTTTCCAATTTGAGAAGCAGCATTATTAAGCTTACCTACAAATCCTTGTAGTTCTTCTAATTGTTCTTGGCTAATTTTGTTTTCTTGGTTTTCCATAATTTTAATGTAATTTTAATATAACTTAATTTAATTTAATTTACGCCCACGGCATTTCCGAGACGTCTTCGTTTGTTGGTATTTTTTGTTCGCTAATATTCTTGGTTATAATTTCTTGCATGTGATCAACTGGGTGATTAGCTTGAGCCCACTCAATAACATTTGCTTCTGTAACTGAAGACAAAGCAGTGAAAGTCTCAGAGTTAGGTGCACCAATAGGGCACGCTCCTGAGAATTCTGCAGTGTAAGGATTTCCTTCGGAATCATTTTCATCATCAGTTCCTACGTATTTAAAATTTACGTGTGTAATCACATCCGACAAACCGTCGAGACTGGGTGCTTTTTTCATAGCCGTGATAGCCCATGTGTAAGTAATTGCCATAATTTATTGTTTTTTTTGTTAATTTTAACTATTTATTATTATCACTTGTTTTTACAAATATCTAATTTAGTGAATATACTAATTATTTTCTAAAGTTTCAAGTCTTGACTTCAAGTCATCTATTATTGTTTGTTGTTCTTGTATTGCTTTAGTTAATATAGGCACCATCTTCTCATATGTTATACCGTAATGATCTTGTTCAGGAATTCTATCAACAACAAGATTAGTTTGATTAGCAACGTCGTAGCCAAATGATTTTTCAACAACTTCTACTTCTTGTGCTAAAAACCCTAGTGTCAATTCTGGTAGCTTGTTAGTTCCATCAGGTGTTCTGTCTTCGTAATCTGATCTTTTGTCCCATCTATAAGTGACGGGATTAAGTTGTTTTACAAAATCTAGTCCAATATCTATAGGTGTTATATCTGTTTTGTCTCTAGCATCAGAGTTAACCGTCCAGCTTATTTGTATTCTAGCCGTAGTGTGTGACTCGTTCCCCATGTGTATCTGATGGTTATGACTAGTTACACCGGCTATAGATTGTGGTGATTGGTAACCTGTTCTACCCGCTGAAATACCAAAAAGTAAATTATTACTACCAGTTGTTACGTTATAACCAGTTGCGTCACCCATCGCAATGTTATTTGCCCCGGACGTTAAACTAAACAATGCCGCGTAACCATAAGCAAAGTTTCTAGTACCAGTATTACACGCTCCTAAAGCTTCGGGCCCAAAAGCAACGTTTTGCCCGCCTGATGTAATAGCATTCATAGTTGTGCTGTTACCGACTCTAAAATTACTATTTTTATAATTTATATAATTAATAGTAGCAGCATTTAAAATGCCTGTGCCAGCAGGGTCAGAATAATAAGCAGTGTTCGCTGAATCATAGAAAATAGGCGCTCTTAAGCTATTAGCTGCTTGAACATAATTACCTGATTTTCCTACAGCAAAAATTTCAGTGCCCATAGTTTGATCTGAATAAAACCTAACTCCTCCATAATTAGGGTGAGCACCTAGTCTTATACCTGTATGAAATGCTAAATCTAGTTTATTATAATTACCCCCATAATTTTCCTTGGTTGTTTTTATGGAATAATGATCTACAGAGTCAGCACTGTCTCCAGAAAAAGTAATAGCCCCAGAAGTTGTACCTGAAGATCCAGACACATCTGAATTAGCACCTACAATTAAATGCCCTGCCGTTCTAAGTTGTTGGGAGTGTACAATATTAAAATTAGATGTATCGGCATGATTTGCGTAATAACCTGTATTGTTTGAATCATAGTATATTGGTGATCTCACGCTGCCATCAAAAGTAGCTACACCTGCAGCAGAAATACTAGCTGTATTTGTTGAACCTACTTTTCTAAATATCCAACCCCTAGCGTTGTTGTTATTCATTGTAAAAAATGTAGCCCATCCATCAGTAACAGCACCGTGAGTTCCTTGACTAGATGTACCAGTAAACAACATGCCATAAGTTGGTACACCACCATTATACGTACCATAAAGAGAGACTCCATGTGCTGATGATTGTGATCCCGATTGATTAACCCCAACTCCTACTTGATGATTTACCAAACTTAAAACCGAAGTACTATTCGGATTTAAATAATACCCCGTATCATTTGAATCATAGAATATTGGTGCTCTCCAATCCGCATGAGCTTGACCGCTACCAGAAGTATTAAACCAAAATCTAGATCCCCAAGTGGTTACACCCATAAGACCACCACAACCATAATGAGGGTTTGAATTGTTATCATAAGATCCCATAGTAAACACAGTGGGATTCCAATTAGCCCACCCCATTGACCATCTACGGTAACCACCAGATATATTACCAGTCATGGTCATCGCAGCACCATGATTTGAATTTGATGTACCTGCGGTCGCATTTATATAAAGATGAGGGTAAAGAGTGGAATTTATAACTAAAGAGGCTCTAGCAGAATCATTATAAACTCTAGTTGCACTAGTAGGTCCAAGCTGTAAGCTCCAACCGGATGTTGATCCTGAAATATAAGCTTGGTTTAAAACACTTGTCCCATCTCCATGAAACGCATAAGCTGTGTTATCTATATCATAAAATATTTTTGATCTAATATCATTTTGTCGCATTGCTGAACCGCCCGACACTTGAATAAATGCATTAAAGTAGAAATTATCTAAGTTTGTATAGATGTGTGCATGACTTGTATTAGCGGGACCAAGTTGAATCCAACCAGATGGTGTTGTGTTTCTTAAACCCCAGTCACCTTGACTAACATAATACCCAGAAGCTAATTGTAATCTGTCTGTATCAATTTTAGCCCATGATCCCCAGTTTCCACCTTCCATATCTCTAGTCCATAAGAAATTCCCACCTGTGTTATTTCCCCCTTGATTTTTTCTAGCTATATACCATTCTTGGGCATAATGACTTGAGCTTCCTGTTTGCGTTCCATAATCATTACCTAATCCCATTCTAAAGCCGTACCATTGGTGCCCAGAAGTATCTGTTGGTCCGTTAGTTCCACCTTGGAAATAATTTACCCCCGCCCTTAACGATGTGTCATTAAAGTTATTTTGTGTTGTATGATTTCTTGTTTGATTATTAAATATATTTTCGACAGTTCCAACTGAAGCTACGCTTACGCCTGTTATATAAGCTGCCCCGTTTGTTAACTGATTGTTATTTGTTATATAATTAGCATTAGTTGCTCCTGTGTAGCCTAAAGAAGCAAGTGTTTGATCACCAGTATTAGTACCAGAAGATGAACCAGAAAAGTTTGATGCAAAGACTGTACCTCTTATTGTTACATTTCCATTATTAAGTAGAGTAATACCTGCTTTAGGACCAGTTGAATAACTATCAGTGGTGGCAAACATCATGTGAGTACCTTGACTATTATTGTTGTGAACATATATACCAGCTTGAGCTTGACTAGCCGTGCCACCTTGAAAAGTAATAGCAGCTTGGTTACCATTATTAGCCCCAGGGCCATTTCCATTAGCAAAATGTAACCCCCCAATAACTGTTTTAGCGTGACTAAATGCGTTGTTGCCTAAACCAGTAGCTGTATTTTTAGTTAATGTTATAATTCCAGAAGCCGTGTCATCCGCATCGCTTCTTATGTATTTACCTTGTGTTGATGATGAAGTTAAATAGCCAGCCGCTCCATGATCTCCCCAGCCATAAGCTGTATTCCAGTTACTAATATTTAAAGCACTTCCAAAAACATAAGCTGTATTTGTATCACCCTCAAGTTGTAGTGGATGAGGTGACTCATAACCAGCATCTATAGCATCTGTTGCATCTCTATCGACAAGTATATAAAAATTGTTGCTATTTGCATGTAGGTAAAAATTATCCTCCCCAGAGGTTGTATCCATAAAAGAGATAGTTCCGTATGAGCCGGATATTACAATAGAATTGTTGTAAAATGTTTTAGTTCCAGATATTGTTTGGTTGCCAGTTAACGTCACTGCACCCAAGCTTGCTGCTGTAGGTAGTGTTTGGTCCCCAGTATTTGTTCCAGATAAATTAGCACCTGTTATATTGCCTGTGGCAGTTATAGTTCCTGCTGATGTAATATTACCTTCATCTAAAGATATAGTGAACACATTACTTCCTCCACCAACAAAAGCTATATCATTAGGCGTACCTAACCATTGTATACCCCATTTATCTCCAGAGGTTGGGCTACTAGGATAATATCTTTCAGATATACCCCAAATATCGTGAAAAGTACTAGTATCGGTTAAATCATTTCTAGAAATAAATCCATTTGGTAAAACAGGTTTTGTTGTAGCAGCATAAGGAAATATAACTTGTCCTGAAAAAGTTCCACCAGCCAAAGGCATTTTAGTTGCAATACTATTTGTAACTGTTGTGCTAAAGCTAGCATCATCACCTAAAGCTGCTGCTAATTCATTTAATGTATTTAAAGTTCCTGGTGCTGAGTCAACTATTAAAGCAACTCTTGCATCAGCTCTTGCGTCTGTATAATAAAGATTTGTACCTTCACTTAAATCGCTTGTGCTTGCGGCTGTAATTCTAGCATCTGCCCTCGCGTCTGTATAATATAAATTTGTGCCTTCAGATAAGTCTCCTGTATCTGCAGCAGCTATTCTAGCATCTGCCCTTGCGTCGGTGTAATATAAATTACTGCCTTCAGTAATATTCGATGTATTCTGAGCAGGCATTGTAAATGACATAACACCTGTTG